AGCCGGGCGCGCATCACGACGACGTCGAATTCTCGCCTGTCCTCAAACGCCACCTGCTGCCAGCGCGGCTTCTCGCTGGCGATGGCGTTCGGCACCGCAGCTGCGTCATCAGGTGACACCACCTCAAAGTCGGGCAGCTCGACCTTCAGCTGCTCGGAATAGACGAGCCGCACAAGCCCCCAGCAGTCGCAGCCATGCCGGTCCCGGCCGTGGGCCTTGAAAGGAATGCCGAGATAGCTTTGAGCCCACATCAGTAGAGCCCCTCAAAATCGCGCTGCGTCACGCGCATGGGCGGGTACGGCATGTTATCGATGGGCGGGTGGCCGATCTGTGCTGTCACGGTTAGGTCATCGGCGGTCGCGGTGCGCAGCACGAGGTTGCCCCATTCATACTCAATGACGTTCGGCGTCGAGGCCAGGATGATCTGCACGGTGCAGATCGCCGGGTCCGTGATGGCCTCGAGCGCCTCGATGATCGATCGGTCGACGTTCGCGATCTGCAGCTCGGCGGCGCCGGGGTCTTCAGCGTCGGGCGGCAGGTTGATGTTGAACGGATAGGCGATGAAGGTGTTGCCGTTCGACGTGATGTTTTCGTTATTGTTCGTTACGCGGATCGGCTGGATGGACGGGTGTTCAATGGTGAGCAGCGCGAGCACCACCGAGTCCGGTTCGAGCCCCAGCAATGCGCGGACGGCCATGGCGCTGGGCATCAGGCCAATTCCCGGCGAACAGGAATGGTGACCTGCCAGACGCCGAACGTCACCGACTGTGCCTCGTATGTGTCGGTGGGCGTGAGCCGAACGTTCGCAGCAACGGCGGGATCGTACATGGTGATGTCGTTCGCGCCCGACGCCAGCGGCCCGGCCCAGAACGTGCGAAACGCCGCCATTTGAGCCTGCGTCATCACGAACGAGTAGGACGTCACGACGGCCAGCCCGGTGAACCGCTTCCGGCGCAACGGCTTGACGCCTTCGTTCGCAGTCCAAAACGCCAGAGTGCCTGCGGGCTTCTCGCTGAACCCGTACTGCTGAGCGGCGGGCAGTGTGTTCGGCCAAGCGACGTCCGGCATCACGTCCTCCGCGGCATGATCCGCGCTCCGTAGCGTCCACCCATCACACGCGCGGCGCGGCCTCCGCCCAGCGTGTCGATGACCTTGTCCTCGACTAGCGTCTCGATGTTGATCGATCCATCGTTGTTCTGCGTCGCGCGGGTCTGTACCTCGGCTCCAGAATTGTTGATGACGTTGTTCTTCACCACGATGCCGCCGCTTCGGTTATTGGGATGAACGCGCCCCGCTGTGTCGGGCTGAAACCACTCGGGACCACGCTCACCAACGATATAGCCCATGCCGGGGTTGACCCTGCCCCCATTTGCTCGGAAGCCGCCAAACAGAGCGCCAAGCAGCCCCGCTCCCGCCTGACCTGGCGCCCCCCCCATACCGCCGAGCAGCATGCTGAGGCCGCTGTTCAGAAGCTGCTCGGTGATGTTCTGCAGCGCACTCATGGCCGATTGCTTCAGCATGTCGAAGGCTTCCGACAGCGAGCCCGCATTGAAGATGGCATCGGTAAGGGCAAATGACAGGTTGCCTGCAATTGAGGATGAAAGGTTGCTGATGGAGTTGTTTGCGGTTTCGACATCGTTGGCGAGGACTGTGACCGCATTTCCTGCCCCATAGATGTCGTCGATGGTGCCGGGCGGGATCTGCGGGATGAGCAGCGGGTGAGTGGTTGCGCCAGTTTTGGGAATGGAAGGCACAGACGTCTTGCCGGGCGCGGTGCTTATGCTGCCGCGATCAATTGAACCCAGCATGCCGTCCAGCATATCGGCGGTCGCTTTTACGTCACCGGGAAGTATGCGCTCCAAGGTGCCGGACGGGAGGCTGGTTTTGCTTTCGACAAGCCCGAGGTTCTGCAACGCGCGGGTGATCATCTCGATCTCCTTGCGCGTCGTGGCGATGAATGGCGCAAGCTCTGCAAACCAAGAGGATAGGCTGTTAATCCACTCACCAACCGGCTCTCCGGTCTTCACCCATTCGAGCAGGTACTCGGTGAGCTCCGCCATAACTGGCAGAACCTCCATGCCTATCTGCTGGACAAGCCCCTGCCACGCAGCGTTCATCCGCGTCAGGTTGTCATTGAATTGCTCGGCCTGTCGCGCGGCCTCCGGGGTCACCACGCCGCCAAAATGCTGAAGTTCCGCGCCCGCGTCGGCAATAGCCTGGCGCCCTCCATTCAACAGCGGGATCAGCTCTGCGCCGGAGCGGCCGAACAGCTGAATCGCCAGCGCGGTCTTGTCCGCGCCGTCCTGCATGGCGGAGAACTCCTCCGCCACGTCGGCAATGATTTCCGCGGTGGGGCGAAGCTGCCCCTGTGCATTCGTGGCGCTGACGCCGATCCGCTGCAGCGCGGCGCCTGCATCATTGGTGCCGCCCGCAGCCACTTCCGAAAGCGCGCGAGAAAACCGCGCCATCGTCGTCGTCAGCGATTCAAGCGGCACGTCAGCAAGGCGCGCCGCATATTCGAGCTTCGACAGCTCCTCAACGGGAATGCCGATCTTCTGAGCGGCCTTGCCAAGCTCGTCCATGCGGTTGATCGACGTCTGCAGCACCGTCGCCACGCCGCCGAGCGTGAGTGCGCCAGCAATGCCGGCCGCGAAGCCCTTGATGGAATTCGACAGCCCGGCCAGCGAGGACTGAGCCTTCTTTGCGCCCGCATCGAATTGGGCCGTGTTTAGGCCGAGATCGACGCGAAGGTTGCCGATAACGCTCTGGCTACTCATGAAGGGGCTCTCCTGTTGAAGGGGTGGGGCGGCCGCACGGGATGAGAACGGCCGCCCCCGTTGAGCGCTGTGAAGGGACGCCAGCGCTCAGGGTTTACGTGGTGGAGACCTTCAGGAGCTTGATGGCTTCCGAGTTGTAGATGATGCCGCCGGTGCGCCGCCTGACGTAGTACTTCACGAGGCCGGGCGTCGTGATGTTGTCGTCAACCGTGATGCGCAGCGTGCCCTGATCGGCAATCAGATAGCCTTCGTTGAAATCGCCGAAGGCGACAGGGAAGGCGTTCGCCGCGATGGCGGGCATATCTTCCGCGATCACCACCGGGCGCCCCAGCAGCGTCGGCGGAGTGTTCTCGGCAAGGGCCGGGCTCCACAGCAGGCGGCCCGTCGTATCCTTCAGCAAGGCCAGGACGGAAGCCGTTGCGGAGTTCATCAGCCATGCGCCGTTGGTGCGATGCGCCGCCTTGAGGCTGTAGAACAGGTTGATCAGTCCATCGACGGACGTGATGGCCGAAGCCGCACCGCCTGGCACATACTGCAGCGTGCCGCTCGCGCGCGAAGCGTCCGCCGTGGTGACAGGCGTCGGGCCGGAGAGGAAACCCGTCGGGCGGTTCGTGCCGTTGCCGCTCACGAATGCCGTACCCTCCGCCGCCGCGATCCCCGTTGCAGCCGACGAGGTCAGCCACGTTTCGATATCGATGGCGGAGTCCATGAGGATTTCTTCGGTTGCCGTGAGGAGCGCATAGACCGTGCCAAACATTGGCGAGCGCAAATCGAGGACCGGTTCAGCTGTTGCGGTGCGGGCCACGTTCTCACCCACCCAGCCGGTGCCGGTGCCCGCGCGGTCGAGCGGGAACTTGGTCAAGGTCGAGGTGATCGGCGTCACTCGCGCGATCGAGCGAATCGGCGAGATGTTGGTGATGCGCTGCGCGATGTTCGCGGCGACAACGGCAGGGACCAGGTGCCCGCCGTCCTGGCCAGTGAGGCCGCTGGCGATGCGGGTTTCGCTCGGAGAGAGCGCCGCAGCTTCGGCCTCGAAGAGCCTGGCGCGGGTCTGGTTGCTCATGGGATTGCGCAGCCAGGCCGTGAAGGCGTCGACGTGCTGCTTCTGCTCGGCAGGCACGGTGTGGACCTGGTGCCCCGGGTTGAAGCCGCGCGCGCCGGGTTCCATGACGAGACCGGACAGCATGACGCCGGGCCGGGCCGCGCGGGTCTCAGCCAGGTCGGCACGGCGTTCGGCCTGCAGCAGCCGATCCTCGAGAGTTTCGAGGGTGCTCTTGGTTTCGCGGAAGGCGGAGGCGATTTCGGCGAGAGTGACTTCGGTCATTTTCAGATTTCCTTGAGTTTGGAGTTGAAG